TCAGAAGATGACGTACCGAAAATAAGTGCGGCAAAGCAAAGAGCTATTTCCAATGGCTGGAAGCCTAAAGACGAATTTACAGGTGACGATGAGGAATTCGTCAATCATGTTGAATTCAATAAACGCACAGATTTGCATGAGAGAATTGGCAGTCAAAATAAAGCAATTAAGGGAATGGAGAAAAAATTAAAAGCTTTAATTGATCACAATTCGAAAATTGAGGAACGAACAAGAAATAAAACAATAAAGGAACTGGAATCACAAAAAAGAGATGCAATAAAACATGCAGACACCGACGGCTATGACGATGCTGACACCAAAATAAAAGAGTTAAAAAAGGAAGGTGCTGAAGCAAAGAAAGATGTCGTAGACGAAAAGAAAGAAGCGCCGGAGTCTGTAGTTAATTTTGCAAAACGAAACGAGTGGTTCGATAAGGACAAGGACCTCACCGATTATGCTGTTTTTAAAGTTCAAAAGTTAGTTAATTCGGGTGATTCATTGGACGAGGCCCTAGAAAAAACAGAAAAGGAGATAAACGAAAGATTCGTGAAGCCGGAAGCAACAAGGAATAAAAACAAAGATAGGCCATCGACAACACTCAGCGGTAATAAGAGCAAAAACAAATCAAGTAGAAGCATATCATCACTTGATCCGCAGACTAAGCTGGTTTGGCAATCTTTAAAAGACTCAATGTCCGAATCTGAATTTTTAAAACAATTAGGTGATTAAAAATGACAAAACTAAATAGACCGACCAGAAACAAAAAAAGAACACCAATCGGCACTCGTAATGTGCTGAAATCCGAAAACAGAGAAGGTTATGTCAGGCGGTTTGTCAATAACGTTGATGGACGTGTTGACATGTTTTTAGACGCTGGCTATAGTATTGTTAACGACGATACGAAAACAGCCGACGATAACGTTGGTTCTGCTACAAAATTGGGATCCAATGCATCCCGCAACGTTGGTGGTGGCACAAACGCCGTACTGATGGAAATACCTGAAGAATTTTATAACGAAGATCAGCTCGCAAAAGAGCAGAAGATTAAACGATCAGAAGAATCAATCTTAGCCGATCAATCCGGCAATCAAAACAACTCAAGTTTATTATACGGCCAGGGTGTGGAGCTATCTAGCGATCGGCCGAACGTGATTATCAACTAATTAATGGATGTTAAAAAATGGCAAATGACAACAGCCCACGAGGCTTGTCGCCTGTAGCGCATCTTAGCGGTGCCCCATACAATGGTATGGTCAATCGCTATTTTGTACCGGCGGCTGAGACAAACAATATTTTCCCTGGCGATCTGGTTCGATCTGGTACAACTACCGATCCAGATGGTGTGCCGTCGATCGTTAAAGCGGCTGCTGGTGATGTGGTGCTTGGTGTAATGGTTTCGGTTGAGCCTGAAACTTCAGAATCGCCAATGTATCGTGAGGCATCTAAAGATTCGTACATCTATGTTGCCGATGCGCCAGATCTCGTATTTGAAGTACAGGAAGATTCGGTCGGTGGTTCGTTGGGTGTTGGTTTTAGCGGCATCAACAACAATGTAGACATTGTTGTTGGCACAGGATCAACTCTGCGTGCAACATCTGGCGCACAGTTAGACAGCAGCACTGTAACAAGCTCAACCGCACAACTTAAATTACTAGGATTGGCGCAACGAGCAGACAACGAATTAGGCACGAATGCCAATTGGCTCGTGACAATTAACGAACACGAGAGAGGTTAGGATAATGTCAGGACCAATTGGACAAGGTGATTTCCCCAAGGCGTTGCAAGTTGGCGTCAATAAATGGTGGGGTACGGGTTATGGTAAACACCCGTTACAATTAAGTGACATCTATTCGGACGAATCATCAAGCAAGGCATATGAGGAGGATGTGCAGATTGTCGGCACTGGATTGATGCCAGTTAAAGCAAAAGGTGCGGGGATTAAGTTTGACACGTTGAGACAAGGCTACACTCAGCGATACACTCATTTGACGTATGCCATGGGTGTTATTTTTACATATGAGATGTTGCAAGATGGTCAATACGCGCTCGGTTTCAAACAAGCTCGATACTTGGGTTTCTCAGCTCGACAAACACAAGAGACAGTGGCCGCGAACGTACTTAATAGAGCATTTAATAGCGCTTACACGTTTGCTGATGGTAGCTCATTATGCGCTACAGATCATGCACGTATTAGTGGTGGTGTTTTTAAAAATAAATTATCGGTGGATGCTGATTTATCTGAGATTGCAGTCGAACAAGCATTAATTGATATCGGCAATTTAGAGGACGATCGCGGCAATAAAATCGCTGTGAAAGCCAAGAAATTAATTGTACCGAATCAATTAATGTTTCAGGCAGCACGAATATTAAAATCAGAACAGCAGTCAGGTACTGCCAACAATGACATCAACACTATTCGCACTGAGACAGGATTAGGTCATGCTGTTAATAATTTCCTAACTGATCCCGATGCTTGGTTTATTACAACTAACGTACCTGATGGCATGAAGCGAATTAAACGCGAATCAGTCAGTGCCCCGAAAAGAGAAGAGGATTTCGACACAAGCAACATGAAGTTTAAATGTATGTTTAGGGAATCGTACGGTTGCACCGATCCTCGTGGTATTTATGGTTCTGCTGGGGGTTAAATATGACTACCAACTTTCCGAATGGAATCACCAATTCTAAAATTGGCACACCGTTAGTTAATTTTGGCAGCATTGATCCTACGAAATATCATCAATGTTTTGATGAATTTCATAAATTCAATGCTGCTGATTGGATTATATCAACAACTGAAACAGGTGCCGGGTCGGCATCTGAGTCAATTGTCGATGGCGCTGGTGGTTTACTTGCAATCGTCAATGATGATGCCGATGATGACGCTGATTTCTTACAAAACTTAAGCTCTGCCTTTTCTCTCAGCACTGGTAAAAAGGCTTGGTTTAAAACTCGTCTTAAGTTATCAGATGCAACCCAAAGTGATTTTGTTGTTGGTTTGCAGATTGAAGACACAACCCCGCTCGACGCTACAGATGGTGTTGTATTCCGCAAAGTCGATGGCTCAACAGCGCTGGAGTTCGTTGTTAGTAAGAACGGAACATCGACGTTAACTGATTTATCGACTGCGTTGGTCAATGATACTTTCGTTGAGTTGGGTTTCGAGTTCGATGGTTCGGTGTTTTATGTGCATGTTGATGGGGCTAGAATTGGTAAATCAGTCATCGATAATCTACCAGACGATGAATTACTCAGGGTTAGTTTCGGTGTTCAAAACGGCGAAGCGGCGAGTAAGACATTGACTTTGGATTACGTCTTTGTTGCTACGGAGCGTTAACAATGCCTAATAGCTTAGATGTTAGGAAAATCATAGACGGTGAGCGATCTGCTGTGTTTGCAATCACCATCCTTGGTGATGGTACAGGTGATTACAGCAGTGAGTTGATGATCGATGTCAGTACATTGGAGCCTAATCACAGAGGGGTGCCATGTTCTGAAGTGTCCATAATGAAAATGAGCGGGTTTTGTATTAACTTTTTTGCCAACTTACTATGGGATGGCAACACCGATGCATTGAGTTTGGGTTTTAATTTTTATTCTGATTTTTCGTATGACTTCCAACGTGTGGGTGGCTTAGTTAACCCTAAGCCAGCGGGTTTTACGGGTGATATAATGATTACAACTAACTCACTTGGTGCTGCTGAGACTGGTTTTATTTACCTAGAGGTTGTTAAAAAATATTGAAAACTTTTGCTGAACCACCTTCTCGCGTGATTATACATTCGAGCGCTACTCGCATCGGCGATACTGTTGATGTGGATACGATACGCAAATGGCACTTAGCGAGAGGATGGTCAGATATCGGTTATCATTTTATTGTTGATCGCGCCGGTTTAATTCACCACGGGCGCGATTTAAAGTACATTGGAGCACACACCAAAGGGCAGAATCACGATTCGATCGGGATTTGTCTTCTTGGTGGCATCGACGTAGATGGTGAGCCTGAATTTAATTTTAAATTCAGGCAATTGTTGGAAACTAAGAAATTAATCGATATCTTATCTGTTAAGTATAATTTTAAAACAATCTGTGGGCATCGAGATTTTGCACAAACCGAGTGCCCTGGATTCAATGTGGCTGCAATGTTTAAATGAGAGATCATTACGTTCAATGCGATTTGAGTGGTGAGAAAGTGTTACGCTCAAAGTGTGTTAAAATGTGGGATAACACAATCGTAAAACGAGAATATGCAGAGAGTAGACACCCACTCGATTTACAAAAAAGAGTCAGACCAGAGCAACAAATAACAGACACCAGGCCCACAGTGGAAAGTTATTTATCATATGGGGATGTAACAAAGGACGATTTATAACATGGCAACAAGCGGCTCCACCGATTTTAATCAAACGGAAGAAACAATAATAAAGGACGCCATGATTTTATGTAATGCGCTGGAGGACGATGAACAACCGACATCTGAGCAGCGCGCATATGCAAGACGGGCTTTAAATCGTTTAGTTAAGTCTTGGTCTGCAAAAGGACTCAAGACATGGGTGATGAATCGATTATCAATAACTCTCGAATCCGGTAAAACAAAATATTCGATCGGTCCAACTGGATCAGATCTTGTGACCGGTCACATACTTGATGTCTCAAATGCAACAAAAACCACAGAATCAGAAGAAACCCCAATTACGGTTTCTGGTCGGTCTGAGTATTTCAATCAACCTGCCAAAACCCAAACTGGTGAAACTGTTTTTGTATTCTTTGATTCCAAGATAGAAAACGGAGACCTCTACGTTTGGCCAGCTCCAAGTAATTCAACAGATGTTATCAATTTTGACGCCAAACAATACATTGAAGATTTTGATAACGCTTCAGATACTCCTCACTTCCCTGTTGAATGGTTGGATGCATTGATTTACAACCTGGCGCTTAGACTGTGTCCTCGTTATTCTGTTTCGCCTTTTGATCGTGAATCAATCGCGTTGAATGCAGCATCCACTTTAATTGATGCTGAAGAAAGCGATGATACAGGTGGTGATATTTATTTCACGGCAGGTGATTATGCCTAAATTAAACGTGATGGGACCGAGTAAAAAAGGTATATCAGCCGCCGCAAACAATCAAGAGAGCTTGAATTGCTACGTTATACCGAGTGTTGGTGGTCGTAATGAAATGTCAATGACATCCTGCATGGGTAGTAAATTACATTCAGATACGGTTGGTGAGCCGCGTGGTATTTACACTAAAAATAAAAAAACATACGCGGTGATTGGGACCACTTTATTTGAAATATTTTCGAATGGGTCGTTTACAAACCGAGGCATCATACCTGGGGTTGGTCCAGTTTCAATATCCGATGACGGAGATACCATAATCATCGTCAATGGTACAACCACTGGTTATTATTACGATATAGATAGTGATTCATTGCGACAAGTAAATCTACCTTATTTAGCAAATAGTGTTACGTATCTCGACACCTACATGATATTTACATCCAATGATCGTTTGTTTTTTATAAGCAATGTTGGTGTGTCTGATGCATTTAACGCACTTGACTTCGCTCGTGTATCGCAATCAACAGGTGAATTAATCAGTGTGGTGGCCGATCACGGTGAGTTAGTATTTTTTACATCGACAGATATTGAGATTTGGTATAATTCGGGTGATGTGAACTTCGCATTTGCCAAAAACACGTCTGCTGTGATTGAGCGAGGTGCAATATCAGCCCCCTCGGTTGCGAGAGAAGATAACAGCATTACATTTTTAGGTGATGACCTAATTGTGTACCGGTTGGAAGGCTATCAGCCGGTTAGAATATCTAATGTTGACGTTGAGTTGATTTTATCTAATTTAAAAAAAGAATTTACAACAGATTTAGAAAACGCTAGGGCTTTCTTTTTTACTGAGCATGGGCATAAATTCTACCAACTCACAATACCGAACCAAACAACAATTGTTTATGATATTGCAACTCAAGAATGGCACACAAGAAAACATTACGATTATAAAACCCATCATGGGGTTTTTTATACGTTCGCATTTGGTCGGCATCTGATTTTGAATTTAGTCGGTCAAGTTTTTGAAATGTCGAAATCCATATATGATGATGCTGGACGCCCATTGATTCGATTACGTAGAACCGCGTGTTATTCAATTGACGATAAAATAATGAGTTGGAAATTATTAAAATTTATTTTTGATTTTGGCAATACCAAGATAACTAGCGGTCAGGGTTCCGATCCACAATTAATGATTAAATGGTCATATGATTATGGTGCGACTTGGCGGGGTGAAAAATGGAGGTCACTTGGTGTATCTGGCGACAGAAAAGCTAAAGCCAACCTGAGGGGCTTAGGGTCGTCAAGACATCGACTGCTTGAATTTTCGTGCAGTGATCCGGTACCGTTTGAGTTAATTGATTGCTATATTGAGTACAGCTAATGACTAATGAGATTACACCCAATGCAAGAGCACCATTCGTACAATCGAGCGGTGCATTATCCACATACGGTGTTAATACTTTGTTGCAGATGGCGCGAGCATTGGATTCAATTAATGGAGTTGGGCAAAAATTAGAATTAAATTCCGATTTTGAAACAGTTGATAATTGTTTTTTAAATTGCAAGTCACAATTAACTGTCACATTAAATACTAATCCGAAAGATAACGAAAAAGTCATTGTTTTTAAAAATTTTACAGGCGATTCAGTCACGGTGAACGACGGTGTTAATTCAGATGTCCTGACGGATAATAGGGGTGTTTTAAGTTACCGATATATTGCTGAATTTAACGAATGGTTTGCTGGCATATAAATTAGGAGTATTTAATGGCTATTGGGGCGGTTATTGGGGCTTTGGCGTCTGTCTACAGTGCGAGCAAGGCTGCCGGTTCAGTTGGTGATTCTGCGAGTGAGTCAAACGCACTAAATCAAGCACAATTCGAACAAACAAGGGAGGATTTAGCACCATACCGCGAGGTGGGTACTAAGGCGTTGGACCGCCTTGCGTCATTGTACGGAATCCAACGGCAGGTGGATGAATACTCGTCTGACGGGAAACCTGTAAGTTTTTCCGAATTTGCAGAGTTGAATGGCGGTGGGTTAGATTCGCTGATGCAATTACCACTACGAGGCAGTGGTAAATTCGATCCAAATTACAATAGTGCGATCAAACACAACGAACAAGCGATGGAAAGGTCCGATAAGCTGCGAAAAGAGTATGACGAGTACTTGGCCAACAGACCGAGTGTGGGCGGTCCCACATCTGGTTTTAATTCAGACTCATTTATGGAATCGCCCGATTATAAATTTGCGTACGATCAGGGTAACCGAGCGGTAGAACAATCATTAGCTCGACGAGGGATAAGTGAGGGTGGTTCGGCGATGAAAGAACTTTCACAATTCAACCAGGGGTTAGCTAGTCAAAAACTGGGTGAATATAAAAACTCGTTGGCTGCATTAGCTGGCATCGGTCAAACCAGTGCGACAACCACTGGGCAATTTGGCGCTAATATGGCAACCAATAATGGTCAAAACATAATGCAAGCGGGTGATGCCAGAGCGTCCAGCTACCTGAATCAAGGCAGTGCAATCAATCAAATAGTTAATGCATTCAAAGATAAGGGGTGACCATGAGCGGTATAAATCAATTAATAGCTACTCAAGCCGAACGAAACCCGATTGTGTCAAATCGAGAACTCGCAGCGCAAGACCAAATGTCAGCCATGCGAGATCAAAAAATAAAAGCTAATAAATTTAAAATAGATGACATGGAGCGGGATAAAAATATAAACGGATTGAAGTTTTTTGCTAATGTGAAATCCCAATTGGAAAAAATAGAAGATCCTGAAAAAAGATCACAAATATACGCCACTGCCAGGGAGTTTGCACAACGTAACGGACATCCAGTAGACCAAATACCCGAAGTTTATGATGAATCAGCTCAAAACATACTCGACGTTGCTCATATGCAGGTTTTTAATCCCGATCGATTCGAACGGGAAATGAATAAAAAAGGATTTCAATTCGGCGGCCAGATTGAAATGAAAGACGAAGCTGGCAATATATTCCTCGGTACAATGGTCAAAGATCCCAATTCAGGTATCGTTTATAGTCGATTGGTG